GATTTAAAGTCTTTTGGACTACGAGTCTATTCCTTGTCGTCAGTAAGGTTCGTGGAACTTGTCTTGCGAATTGTCTTACTTTTCTTAGGCGAACTTTCATCCGCCTTAGAAACCCATTTATAATATTCTTCGCAGATTGGCAAGGGGTTTGATTTTTGTTTTTCAGAACCAGCTTCCACCACTACACGAAGTATTTCTAATTTTAATTCTTTACTATCCATTCATCATTGTTCTTAAAGTGAATACTTGCTGAACTACTTTGTCATGATCTGGATGAGACTTGTTCCAATATGGACCATCTCTATCATTAACAATCTTACTTATTTCAGCATTGTAGTCTGTACTTTGATCTACGTTTTCACTCTCAGTACCAACTAACTTATCTTCAGATAAAAGATTAGCAATGTTTGCAAAGCCTTTAATAACTGCAGGATGATCACCTAATCGTGTACCATCTTTTAGTTCCATATCTAAAATTTCTGCATTCATATTTGCTTTAGCAACTGAACCAGCTTTCTTGATATTATCTTCATAAGCTCTACCCCATTCTTTTCTAAGTTCAGCTTCTGCATTTGCTTGAGCAGTTTCAGTATCTACTCTTGCTTGTTGTGCAGAACCTTCCATAGAATTTTTATAGAACTCTAAGATTCCTTGAGCTTGTTTGTTATTTAAACCAAGTTGATGAGCATTCTCTGCAAAAGATTTTATTGCACCTTCATCTAATGGAACTACATCTGAAGCAGCTTCTAATTTATATTTATCTGGTGACTCTGGTCTACCAAGTTTTCCATAAACTTCTTGCCATTGATCGTCTGTTGAGTTTTCATTTGGTATTGCAACTTTATCTTGACCAATCATTCTGGTTGCGTTGATATAACTTTTAGCTAACGCATCTATTTCAGTAAACTTAGAAATGTTTGGATCGTTTCTAAACTCTTCTGAGATTGTTTCTTTCCAAGATTTAGCAACAGTTGATGGTTGCTCTATTTGAGTTTCTTGTTGAGGAGTGTCTGTAGTAGTTTCTGTTGTCGCTTCTACAGGCACATCAGTTTGTGTTATCTGTTCACTTGACATTCTTATTCTCCTTTTGCAGCATTTGTTTTATAAATAGAAGTACGCTACGTTGACCTTCCATATATGCACTCTCATGGCTATCACCTTTTACATTGGTGGTAGAATGATAATGACATCTTTTTTCTAAGTCAGACAAAACTTCTTTGCCTTCGTCTGTATTAAAAATATATTGATAATTGTCTCTAAGTTTTTTTACTAGCTTCTCTAGCTGTTTATTTGATTCCATAAATTATTCAACATCAGCGTTTGCCAAAGCCTGTGCTTCTTCTGGTAATGCTTTTGCCAATGGTGCTATTTTCCCTCCTGCTTCTGCTACTTGTTGTAACTGTTGCATCTGTTGCATTTGTTCTTGTTGTTGTGCTGCTTGTTGTCGTTCAGCATTTAATTCAGATTGTGGTTTTAATATTTTTTGTGGAACACCTACAATGTCTGCCAAGTGTCTAACAAGTTTATCCATATTGATATGATCAAATACTGGAGCAACATTTGATAGACTTCCTAAAATTTCAATAGCTCTCATAATAGATGATAGCTCTGTAGATTTTTGTGCTTTAGCTAATGGAGATACATATTCAATTTCTATATCTGTACCTGCTAAAAATTCTGGTGCAGGTGGAAATAAATTCTTTCTAAGTATTAATGCAAAGGCTCTATCGATTAATGGTTTTAATAATTCAGATTGAAGTCTACCTAAAACTGGTCCAAGTAATCTCATCTTCTCTTCGTTACGTTGAATAACTTCTGTTGCTGTCATTTGTGGACCATTCTGCATCATAAGTTGATTTACATAAAAAGCATTTCTAATTGAGTTTCTTCTTTGCTCTTCCATGTTTAAACCTAGTGGAGTGTTTGCTCCAATGTTTAATGGTTCAATTCTATCTCTAGTTCCTGCTCTGTAAAAATTTAAACCACCAGGTACTGTTCTTACTGGTAGCATGAAGCCATCATCTGGAACTAATAAAGGTGGATCAACTTGTTTCTGTGCAGACTTGATTGTAGTCTTTGACATTTCATTTAGCATCTTAACGTCTGGCAAAGCTGTCATTGCTGGAGATCTACCATAGATTTCGTGTGATGCTTTTAAGTATCTTGGTACTACAAAAGGGAACTCTCTAAATCCAGATACAGATAACTCATCACCAGATTCTGCATCTAAGTAAATAGATTCAAATGGCATATTTTGTTTATCTTGTTTCTTCGGATCAAAGTCTGATCTAGGATATACTGCATGAAGTATTTCTACTTCTTCGTATGGATCTTTAGTAGCTGTCATTGATATGTTTGTTGATACATCACCAAACTTTTGTAATGCTGCTCTTGCAGATAATCTAAATTTTCTAAATACTGTATCTATTCTTCCTTTTTCATTTTCAGCAATATAGATTTCATTAATGTGTCTTGTAGAAAATTTTAAAATATCTTCATCATCTTCTTCGATAAACATTGCTGCAGTACCGAATGTAATTAGATCGTGATACAGTTCAAATATTTCTTGTTGGAAGTTTGATTTATTAAATGCTGCATACATTGTTTCTGTTGCAGACTCTAACCATTCTTTTGCTTCATCCTCATTCTCCATATCATCTTGTTTAAATCTTAAAGAGAACCAAGGAGTCGATGGGTTGGTTAGCATACCATGTAATGATGCAGCTAATAGTTCTACTGATTGTAATGGTGAACCATCAAAAATAAGTTCTGTTCTTTTATCCCCTTTTGATCTTGACTTAGTTACATCAGCTTTTCTTGGTTGCATATAATCTGCAACTTCTTGCCAATGACTTTCCCAATTTTGTCTTTGAGATTTTAATCTGTCAAATCGTTTTAATAAATTTTTTGCTTTATCTGTTTGTTGCATTATGATCCTAATAAACTTGGTTTACCTAAAGTCAAGCTACCAGTTGCACCAGTAACGCCTGTCATGATTGTTGGTGATCTTCCTTTTGCTTTTGCTCTTCTTTTTCTTAATATCAAACTATCTTCTGCAGCTTCTGTTGTTGCTGCTTGTGAAACTTCTGCTGTAGTTGGAGCAGTTACTGCTGGAGCTTGTACTACTTGACCACTACTTGCTATTGCTCCACCATTATCTGATTGTGATATAGGATTACCATAAGCATCAGTCTTTCCTGCTAATCTATTTTTCATATAAGTTTCATAGTCTGGTGCTTTACTTTTTCCAGCAGGTACAACTTTTTCTTCATAAAATTTTCTGTTAGCTGCTTCTGTTTTATCACGAAAAGGTTTTGTAACTGCACCTATTACACCACCACCAGAAATAAATTTCTTAATAGGATTTTCTTTTACTGTGTAACCAAACTTATCTCTCTTTACTGTTTTTACTTTTGATTTTTTATTTACAAAAGCATCTGATCCACTATTACCAGAATTAGAAGAACTATTAGATCCCATATTATTTTCCGAATGTTAAAGAAGATGCAGTAGAAGATTTAACTTCTGTCTTAACTTCTTTTTTAGTGTTAACACCTAGACCAGTATCTAAGTCATCCATATTGCTAACAACTTTTTTTACAGCAGGTTTCTTTTTTTTAAAAACTTTTTTAATTTTTTCTAACATATTATTCTCCTAATAATGTTTTAAGTTTAGCTTCTTCAGATTCTTGTATACCAAGTGGTCCAGTAAGGATTGTAGACTTTCTACCTTTTCTTCTTCTTTCAATAGCGTCTTGTTCCTTTTTAATTTTTGCTTGTTCTTCTGCTGACAGTTCTGCTTCAGGAGGTTCAGGCAAAGGTTGCACAGGTGGCAACGATGGCATTTTTGGTTTAAGTATTGATCCCATAATTATATAATCCTATAATCATTATCTGCTACACTTTGTGGAGCAGTTTGTCTAGTATTTAATTCTTGAAGACCAACAGCTAGATACCTCATCGCATCACAAGCGTGTGAACTCCAATCATGTACAGGTTTCGATC